CATTTACAACCGGTTCTGTTTGATTGTGATTATCTTCTTCAGGCATTGTCACAGTTGGTTTCTCTGTAGATTGTACTTCCTGGGCTGTTGAAGCCAATGCTGATGCTAGTTCATTACTTGAGATAAAATCATCTGGATTTTCATCATCTAGTTCTGAAAGAATAGGATCATTGCTTACTGCTGTTTTTACATCTACTGAATCTGCTTGAGGAACTTCGGGAGCCTGTTCTGGAACACCATCAGGTATTGGGCGATCTTCTGGAATAGTGCCATTGTGAATTCTGTAATAGTCTGCCATTACTTCTTCACGTGATTTAACTACAGCGCCACCTTCACCTAATTTGTCTCCACGAGCATTTACACCCATGTTACCCACAGCAATTACCTCTTCGCCTTTAAGAGATAGAGTGTCAAAGTCAATCCTTTTACCACTCGCTGTTTTGTATTCTCTTTTTGCCATGTTTTTCTCCTAGTTATATATGTATATATTATCTTAAGAATTCTGAGAAGTCTAAACTGTAATACATAGGATTAATTCTATTAATACCAATCTTATATAATACGAAACTACTTACACTAGATCCTCTGCCAACTCCCCAAACTACGTTATGTTTCTTCATAATTTGAACAAGATAATACATAAAATTTAATAAAGGCATTAAGCCTCTGTCTTGATAAGCCATTAACTCTTTTCCAGCTCTTTGTAACTCAGCATCTTCATTACATTGTTCTAATACCCATTTGGCTATGTCAAAGTCTATATATTCTTTAGGCATAAACCAATCTTGCTGTCTAGCTTTATCAAATTCTTCTATGCTTTCTTCTAAGTCAGTATACTGTTTTATATTTGGTAAGTCACTATATAAATCACTTACTGCTTTGTTAAATTTAGTAGGATCTTTTAACAATAGATCTTCTAGCGATACCTTTGGTTTCTTATACACCAAACGTACAGCTTCGTCTTCTGTAAAATATACTCTACCAAACTTGTCTTTCATGCTATTATTATACTGTATTTCCACGTTAATGTCAATCTTTTCCACCCGGAATAACTTTTGGTTGCCATCTCCAAGGTCCTTTAATTACTTTTTTGGCTAACTTGGATACTTTTTCGTCTATTGGGTTTTCTTTGGCTTCCCAACCTAATCCAATGTCATTCCAATTAAATGTTCCATCATACCATTCTACTTTTTGGTTTTCTTTATTCTTTGTTACTTTATCGTATGTTGCTAAATCTGGTCTAAACCACCAAGGGTCTAAAAAATCATACTGCTTAAACCATTTAGATCTTTCAAACATTAACAACGGTTGGTCGTCTTCATACACATAAGAAACATGGTCGCCTACATCACTTGAAACTTCTATTGCTTTTATTTCAAAAATGCCTTCACATATTGATTCAAGTTTACAAAATAAAGCAATAGCTACAGCTTGATCAAACACATGAGTAGGAAGTTCTATTAAATTTAAAGCAGGAAATTGTTTCCTAATACTAGTTTTTCTTTTTGATTTATAATCTATAAAAGCAGAATTATGTAATAAGAAATCAGTAAAGAATTTAACACGTTCAAAGGCTACGTTTTGTTTTAGTAAGTTATTAGATTTAATTAATATGTGTAACCTAATATCATAATTATTAGGCAGTATAGTTTTATCACTGATTACAGTTGATGTAAATTCTCTTGTCCAGTTAATCATTTTCGCCAATGTCATAAGGGTCCATGTTTTCCGGATCTTTTCTACTTTTTGGCTTGTCTTTGTCGTCTGGTTTCTTTGTAAGATCCCGGCTTCTTTTAGATAGTTCTTCTGATGTTTCAACTAGCATATTACGAACTTGGTCTATTACTTCTTGTCTACCAAACTGAGTCGCTTCAGCCAACCTAGCATGAAGTTTGCTCATACGTTTTGTTAAATCGTCTATACTTAAATCTGTTAAGTTTGGTGATAAAGGGTTAAACATTTACTTTTCCTATTTTATTAAAACCTATTTCTCTACATACATTATTTAAGCCTTGATCTAGTGTATCATAGCCATTAACGATATTCCAAGAATCAGGATCAATTATTTTAAAACTAAAATCTTCTAACACTAATACATTCCATGTTTCTAAATCACAATGGCACCAAAACTGATTGTCTGGCAAACTTTTACTAAACTCTAATCCATCATTCCAACAAGTAGTTAATGTCTTTAACAAGTTTATTCCATGTTCTTTAGTAAATGGAACGTCTTGTAGTATTGTTTTATGATCGACCCATTGTGCTACTGTGCCATAGTTAGGTATGTATTCCATAGAATAATAATCATCACCTATCTCTTCTACTCTAAGGTATTTGTTATTTTGCTGTTGAAAACGTCTGTAACAATCGTACCATTCAAGTGATGGTTTACGTTGTAATAACTTCTTAACCATAACGTTTTTATTAGCATCATACCTTACTAGCGACACATTGTCGTTCTTAAATATTTCATCAGGCTGTGGCTTAACTATATCCAAACTTCTTTAACCTTTTAGTATGTCGCCCGCCTTCAAACTCAGTAGTTAGAAATGCTTCTACTATTTTGTTTACTTGTCTAGGACTTGTAAAGTCAGCACCTAAACAAAGAACATTAGCGTTGTTATGTAGCCTTGCCATCTTAGCTTCTTGTGGCGACCTTACTGTAACGGCTCTAACAAATGGATGTCTATTAGCGGCCATACATACACCAAAGCCCGAACCACAAATTAAAATAGCTCTATTAAATGTGGCCCAACCTGCTGATTTTTTATCAGGTGTTTCTAATTCTTTAGTTATAGACTGAACTATGTCAGGATAGTCTACTTTTTGTTTATGATCATGTGGACCAGCATCTAAAAAAGTTGTGATATTAAATTTTACATCTTTGTCAATTGGTGTTAGATACTCTGTAATTTTATCTTTAAGTTCGTATCCTCTGTGATCAGAACCAATTATTAGGTCAATCATAAATCGCCTTGCTTTCTGTTCTCGCTATAATGAACATCAAACTCGCCACCGGGGTAGCGACTTTTTAATTTGTTTACATTCTCTTCTATTACTTCATTAGGGTCCAAGCCCAATGCCCTGCAAGAATTAATCCAATACCACATAATATCACCAAGTTCTCGTTTACAATGAAAGACAGTTTCATTATCCAATGGTTTACCTTGAAATACACATTTTTTAACAATTTCACTGAACTCTCCTCCTTCACTTGCTAATCCAATAGCACCTGTTAGAAGTAATGCCATATTGTTTCCGGTAGTAGCTTCTAAAACTTTTAGGTGTGTTGTTAAAGCGTTTGTGTTACCTGACTCTTTGCTAGTAACTTCTTTAACAAAATCTGAATAGTTGTTTAAAATAGTCATTCATCTCTCCATGCTCTTTTATAATATAGTTTATATTATAACAGATTCGGAGGACCGAAGTCAAGTAAAAATTTTCAATTAATTGGATTAAGAACTTGCGGCTAGTGTGGCTTTTTTCCAAATGTTAGCCGAACCATCATAGTCGTTCGTACATACATATATAGCATTGGCGTTAATGGCTATCATTCCAGCTTTGTCGCCTGCTGAACCTACGCCTGTTTTGGCAGAGGATGCCAAACCAATTTGGAAAGTATCACCGTGTACTTTATTTGGAGATCTATTTAAGTCTTCAATAGCAATACTTGTTCCGCTATCGTATGATGAAAACTTAAATCTATATTTGCCTGTTGTAGCAAATGAAATTTTTCTAGTTGAGCTGTTATAATCAGCTAGTTCACTAACGCCAATTGTACAAGTTGTAGGTAATTCTACTTTATGTCCTGTACTTGCTACGTTAATTTCAACTGTAACGTGGCCTATTTTGCCACTTGCTGGAAAGTTAGAAAATGCTAAAGCAATATCGCCACTTGTTTGAACTGTTTGGAAGTGACTAGCTGAGAAATCAATTGCTACTGATCCTGAATTAGTACCTTTGTCTACTTTAGTTTCGGAGATGTCTTTAAGTTCAAAATCTTCTAGTATAGCACCAGCACCATCATTTGATAGTGTTGTACCAGTCAAAGCACTTTTAAATATGCCTTTTGCTTGTATATCTTCAATTTCTGTTTTAGCTGACGTTAAGTTCGTCTTGATATTATTAAAATTATCTCTAAAGCCCTGTGAATCATTGTCTTGCCCAGCTACTGGGAAAGTTACGCTGATATTGTTTGGGTTAATACTACTTGCCATTTTCTATTCTCCGTATACTGTATTTAGTTCGGTGTGTCCATAATTGTTTCTCTCGGGAACTTCAAATATTGATCACCTTCGTTCCAAGATTGCTCACGTTTGTCAACATTACCAAAAAAGCTGGTATATGAGCCCTCAAATGTGGTAGAATCATTATCATATGTAGTTTCTGGTGTCTTATTCCACGTTTGAGTAGCCTTATTAAAGTTTTTACTTCTACTGTTATCCCAAAGTAGCCTATCTACTGTAAATGTATTCTTTCTTAGATCAACTCTAGTATCATTGTCTAAATAATACTTAATTTGTGCTGACTTTCCAGGTTTAGCATAACATAATACTACTGCTGGAACATAGCCTAAAACATCACCTTGTGTTTGAGCTGTTCTCATCCATAATGGCAATACCCTACTATCTAATTGTCCTACACCTGTTATAAAGGCTTGTCTCATAATTTCAAGCCCACTAGGATAAAGGTTAGTTTTGTTTTTAACATCACCTGTAATTAAATTAGTGTTACCTTTAGTTATCTCATCAACTGTTAATGCTGAATTATAATTGGATATAGTTGTAGCTGAGTTGGCCTTAATTGCTACGTTGCCAGGAATCATTTTACCAGTTGTTGAACTGTATTCTGTATTCCTATCTACTATCTCAGAATATACTACTTCGTATACTACTTCGTTAGTATCTGGGTCTATAGCTTTGGCTGTCTTTAAAGGACCAAAGTTAAAATCTACTTTGTAAAAATTCTTCTGTAATACTTTCATATATTCAGCACTTACTTTTGGATTTAATCCATGTGCTAATAACATTTTTGGATCACGTTGTATTCCAAAGAAAGGATCGTTTGGTCTATAAACAAAATCATGAGGTATGTTATCAGAATTATTAACAATCTCTAACCATTTAGCACGTTCTGTTTTGCTTGATTGGTTAACCAAGTAAATGTTTTCGTATGGTTTATAGTTTTCATTTCTAACTAATATTGTAAATTCTCTTTCAGCTCTAATACTACCCGCCGCGTTAATTGCCTGAATAGTTACCTTAAATCCTTTGTCCCAAGTTGTTGCTTTTTTATCGTATGTAGTTGAATTATTATCGTTTGAGAAACTAGCAAAACTAGGAACACCTGATATAGTTCCATCTGTTTCTAGTTGTAAGCCTTGAGGTAATCCACTGTTAACGCCTGACTTAATTTTGTATGTAAATGATTCCAATTGATTACTAACTGCTTCAACATAAAGTCTACTAGCTTCACCACTTATAACTGTTCCTAACGTTGCTGGAGTAGTCCAAGTAGGTGTAATGTTACTGTCAATAACAAGATTAAGTGTAAATTCTTTTTCTGAAAAGTATTCTGGGAAACTTTGTTTTGTAACTCTTACTTTAAATTTATATGTCTTTTTAATATCAGTAATAGCAGGTAAGTTTCCTGTTATCCAACCTGATGTTGAATCTAATGACATACCTGGAGGTAATGCCCCGTCACTAATACTATAAGTTATAATACTGTCATCAAAATCAAAACCTTCTACTTTTAAGAACCATGAGTTACTGTGTATCACATTGTCAAATGTTAAAGTTTTGTTTTTTATAACAGGAGGATGTCTTTCTGCAGAGTCTGCCGTAAACAATGTACTAGAAGTTTTTATAGCGTCATATGAAGCTCTAAGGTTAGTTGTAGCTACCACATCAATAAAGAATTTTCTAATTGCTGTGTCTTTGCTATCTGTTACTTCTACTGTAAATTCATATGCTTTACTAATAAAGTTGTTAGTAAAGTCCCAAGCATATTGATCATAAAATGTTTCATCGTAACCTGCTGTTGGTGACCCTGGAGTTTTATAAGGTGTAACAAACCCTGTAATTTTACCTGATGAATCCATTGATATACCAGGAGGTAGTTCACCACCTATTTGTTTAAAAGTGTATGTGTCATCTGGGTCTGGATCAAATGCTTGAAGCTGTAAGTTTACTTCACTACCGTCTATAACTGTTGCTATCTTACCTGCTGAAGTTGTAAACACAGGAGCATCTTGTCCTGTTACTATCAACGTAAATGTTCTATCATTTACAATACCATCTGCTGTGGCTCTAATAGCAAACGTACTTAAAACATCTTGGCCTACTTCACTAGGAATACCTGCTACATCTACTTTAGTAGTTGGTTGTCCTTCTAGTACACCATCTCTTCTTATGATGATTCCTTGTGGTAGTTTACCAGCAATAAGAGTGTATACGATATCAGAACCGCCTGCTGTTGCTACAACGGGTAGATTATAATATTCGTTTTCTTGGATTGTACCAAGACTTCCTGCGGGTGTTGTCCATACGGGTCTACTCATACAAGTATTTATCTAGTTTAAGGGTTTGGATTATTACCAAGTAGACAGAGCTGTACGTTTCCAAATGTTAGTAGAACCGTCATGATCTGCTGTACAGTAGTAAATGTAGTTAGAATCTACAGCTATATCGCCTGCTTTGTCACCACTGTCTCCTGTAGCATCAAATGGTGTATATGTTGTTGCTACACTAAATCTATCGCCAGTTAATTTAACAGTAGTACCTGTTATAGAATTATCAGACTTCACAGGGCCTTTATTATATAAAGTATCGTCACCGTTATCAGCATAAAAAGAATATCTATTAGTTACAGGTGTTGATCCACCTTTATCTGTTTTGGCCTTAACTGCTATTAGGTTTGTAGTTGTACCTGTTCCATCAGCTGATGCCCAAGCTTCAACACCAATTATATTAGTAGCATTAATGGCTCCAGTTGTGCCAGGATCTATTTCACCTTTAGTATAAATTCCTGTTATACCATTAATTGTTACTGCTGACGATTGGTTGTTGTTAACAATAGTATAAGTGTAATCGCCAAAGTTTTTAGTTGAATCAGTAGGATTATCAGCACCGTGTGTATACCCTGCTAATTCTAAAGTGTTATCTTTAGCTTGACCTTGTTTTTTATTGTTAGCATCAATATTAGCTGTTAATGTTTGCTTGTTAGCAAATACACTTGAATAATGTCTTCCTGAGTTGTCAACACTCTTATCAAACTTTACACCCATGCCGTGAACTCTAGCACCTAGTCCACCTGTAATAGCTTCACCAATTTGTATCTTGCCTGTGCTTGTTTGAATTATGTTGCCTTTTGTATCTAGGTTTCCGCCTAGCTCTGGTGATGTATCTTCAACTAGGTTTTGTAAACCACTGCTGTTAATTGTTAAAGTATCTCCAGCTAATGATGTAGTAACATTTGTACCACCAGCAATTTTTAAATCTTCGCCATTACTAATTGTTCCAGCATTTGAACCATCGTCAACTAATGTCCAACTAGTCATAGCACTTGTAATATAACCAGCATCATTAGTCCATTGACTGATGTTACCAGTTTTATTTGTAAATGCTGTTGTTGAACTTGCTGTAACTGTTCCTGGAGATGAGTTAGTAATAGTTAAAGTATCGCCACTCATTGATGTAGTAATACCTGTACCACCAGCAATTTTTAAGTCTTCTCCGTTGCTGATTGTTCCAGCATTAGAACCATCGTCAACTACGTTAAATGTAACAGCTTGTGGGTTACTTGTATTATTAATAGTTAAAGTGTCGCCACTTATTGATGTACTAATACCTGTTCCACCTACTACAGTTAATGTATCTGTTGTTGAATTAGTTGTAGTTGAGCCAGACTCAGCATTAAAAGTTGTCCACTTATTGTCAGAACCAACAGCAACCGTTTGAAAGTTTAACCAGCCACCATTAACACGACCAACAAATTTATCTGTTGATGTATTGTAATACAAGTAACCATCTGCTGGACTACTTGGATTTGCCGTTAGTGGTTTTAAAGCTAAAGTGTCTGTTGTTAATAAGTCTGAATAGACATTTGTAAATTCTTTAGTAGCTGAACCTAATGAATACGTTGCTGTAGTGTCAGGTTCAATACTGCTTTTTACTACAATTTTACCAGTACCTGAAGGATCTAAAATTATATCTTCATTAGTAACTGTACCTGCTATTGTTGATCCTGATATATCTAAATTAGAATCAACAGCACCAACTTGCCATAGGCTTTCAAAGTTAGTATTTGTTTTGATTAAAGCGTCACGTAAGTAATCACCAGATCCGTCGTCTGCTGTTATTCCTACGTTTATAATCTGTCTTGTATATGCCATTAAGTATTACCTATTAATGTAAGTCAACCCAAGCACCATTGGCTCTGCCTTTGAACTTATGGGCTGTACTATCATAATAGATCATACCGTTTGTTGGTGAGCTTGGAGCTGAACCTGGATTGTGTAGTGTGTAGCCAGCACTTACAGAAGAACTTGCTGTAATTGTGCCGCCGAATATTGTTAGCCATTGTTTTGAAGCACTACCTAAACTCTTTTGAGCATCATCAGTAGGTCTAAGATCACTTGCTATTGCTACGTGACCTGTTCCAGCTGGATCAAGTGTAATGCTTTCGTTAGTTGAAGTAGATGAAATTGTACTAGCATGGATTGATAAATCTTCAACTGTAAGTGTTCCCGATGTAGCATTCCATGTCATTCTGGAATCATTGCTTACATCACCTGCTGAATTTGAGAATAGGATGGCATTGTCTGTATGATCAGCTATGTTTAGTTTAGCACCAGTATTAACTACGACTTTACCAGTTCCATTTGGATCTAAAGTAATATCACCGTTACTATTTACTGAGGTTATGCTGTTTCCAGTGAGGTCTAAGTTTGTACCTGCCGCTCCAGCACTATATAATTCATTAAAATTATCGTTAATTTTGTCAAAGGCTGTTCTTAACGGATCACCTGTTCCGTCGTTTGCTGAACTACCTAGATTTACAATTTGTTTTGCCATCGTTCGTATCCTATTTTATATATTGTATTTAGTATGATTAAATATCTTAAACAGCGAACGATTCGCCACATCCACATGATGCTTTAGCTTGTGGATTCTTTACAGCTAGGTATGATCCACCTAGTTCTGTAACATAATCAATAGTACTGCCTAAAACGTACATTTCGGCTATACGAGCAATTAATAACTTATTTTGTGAACTGTCGCTTAAAGGTACTTCAATCCAGTCTTCTTCTTCATCTTTTTCGTTAGCGAACTTCCATTCATATGTAAATCCACTACAACCACCGCCTTTTACTGTAAAAGTGGCGTATCTACTGTTATTATTACCAGTAGCTGTTAATAGATATTCTTTTGCTTTATCTGTTACTTGTATCATTTAAAATTCCAACTGTCGAAGCTAGGTTCTGGCGTTTCATATCCCATTCCTAACTCCATTTGTGCCAATTCACTGGCGTGTTGAGGTCCGAAAGTAGGTTGAAATGTCATCTCTACCTTAACTGTATTTATTGATGTTACCTTCTCCACTGCTTCTTTTACCCATTGAGGCATCTCTCCTGCTACTGGACAAAATGGGCTAGTTAGCGTCATTATTATGTCACAGTTATTATCATTGTCAATATCCATTTTATATATAAGACCTAAGTCATGAACATTAATATGAATCTCAGGATCAAATACTTCCCTTAATTTAGATTTAACGTGGTCTGCTTGTTCTACGTTTCCGTTTGTAGTGATCCAATCAAATGTACCATCATCACTTCGATAACGATTATGCATTTCTGGTTTTCTATCTGTATTAGTCAATGTGATTCACTTTCACGACTAGTGTTTTGTCTGGTACATCTCTAAGATCAAGTTGACAGCCTAGTCGACTACTGCCTTCTTTGTACCCTGAAGCATATTCTATTAGATATAATTCATTCTCATCAGGACTTCCTGGGGGCATACCTTCTAATACTTCAACATGACAGGTGGCACAAACACAAGAACCTCCACAAGTACCCCAAGGGTCTTTGTTAAAGTAATCATATAGTGCCACCATCACGTTATCGTTCGAGCCATACTGAACATCAAGCTCTCTGCCTGATCTAGTAATACACTTGAACGTTTTATCCATTACTAACCTTTAGTTAATGTTTGATAAGCACCAAAGGCAATCGCCGCGTAGGCCGCCCATGTTATCCAACCACCTAAAAATAAGATGATCAAGCCAACAGCAACTAAACCTAGTCCGCCGTGTGATGCTTTTTCTTTAAGTCTGTCTTTTAACCAATTCATAGTATTCTCCTTTGTTAAAGTTTCTCAACATCATAGCTTGAGATGTTGTTGTGACCTTCGCCACAATGTTCGACACAAACACTTAATTTCGGTAAGGTTAAATCTGTAGTAGAGTTACCCCAACTCTCTTCTAAGTCGTTTCTGTAAAACTTATGAGATAATATATCCTGTAACGGATTGTAATTTAGATTATTCCAATTACTGTTATAGGTATCTGTCATTATCTCATATTCCCCACCATCAAAACTACTGTCTATATTCTTACTCCAGAAGTTATTCATATAGTGGTTAAGGAAACAACATGGATGGACTAACCCATTAAACTCCACGTTGATCTTTCCTTTGTTACCCCAAATACAAGATATACTTGTATTTTCTTGGTAATCTTTATAATTCTTGTACTTGCTTTGTACTTCTTTTAATTCTTTTTCTACTTTATTAGAATCAGTAATGTATTTAATGTTTCCAGTTTTAGCATCATCATATTTGACACGTTTATCTACTGATTTGGATTGGTATAGTTCTACAGTTTTTTCTTCTGCTTCTACATTTTTACCTAAATCTTTTATAGTGTCTTGTATACTTAAACGTTCACCCCTACTACCTCTTAACCAAAACTCAGCAAAGCCTAAGTCAGTTGCCATTTGTTTAGCATCTAGTGTTTGATGTTTGTTATGATCAAACTGTAGCCATTGCCATACAGCCCTACCACCAACACTCATATATGCTTTAGCATTCTCCATTAGCTTTGGCCAGCTAACAGCTCTTCGGTACATTTGGTGTGTTCTATCATCTAATCCATCTATGGCAAATATAACTTTTGTCCAAGGTTGATGAAACTGTTTAGTTAGTTCTGCCATTTGTTTCCACCAATCAGCATCATGTAGTCCGCCATTGGTAGCAATTTCTAATCCACATCTGTCGTTGCCAACTTCTTTTAGTGTGTCAATTAGATGTTGAGTAAACTTAAAAATGTCCGGGTGTAATATACAATCTCCCCAAGTACCATTGTAGGTAATCATTCTTAAGTTTTTCATTGTTGTAGGATTGAATAAGTTTTGCCAAGCCTCCCATGTAAAGTGTCCTTTACTACCTTGGAATGGTTTGATAGTAGGATTTAAATCACCTACTTGTAGTGTTTTATCTTTGTTATCAGTATCTCGTACCCAACGATCACAAGCAGGACACATAGCATTACAATTGGCTGTTAACTCTACTTGTATTGTTGTTGTACTTTCTAAACTATATAACTTACTCATTTTTTAATATTTTACGAATTGATTTAACCTTTTGTTTTACTAACGTTGTATAGATAGGATTAGTACTCCATTTATTGAGTAGATCTATTTGTTTATCGAGGTCAATTTTGTGATTAGCTATTTGCTCAGCTCTTTCTATCCTAAAGAGCTCATAAGCATGATGTGTATTAATATTATTTACCATATCTTTTACTGAGGAACACTTGGTTTTATATGCTTTTACACCCCACTTAACGTCAGGATTTCCTAGTGGTTTTAGTTGTGGTGTAGTTGGTTCCCAAGTTCTAATACCAAACAAGTTATTACCTTCTAGAGCAAACCTACTCTTGCCATAGCCTGTTTCTAATACAGCCATTGCTATGATAATTTCACGATGTACTCTATCTTCGTGTTTAGTTGTTAGATTAATATATTGAATACATTTACCAACAGCAAGAACAAACTCTCTATTGTTAGAATATTCTATTGCTGGTTCTTCAAACCCAAAGTTTTTAAATATTTGTATTTGTTCTGCTTCTATATTTTTTACGATTTTATCTTTTATATAAAAGTTAGGATAGAAAGTACCAACAACGAATGCTATTAGTACTCCTACAATAAATCCTGTTATAGTAAAAAGCCATTGTTTGACTCTTCTAGTAAAAAGTTTTTTCATATCAAACTTTCTTACCGGCTGTTTTCAACTCCTCCTTAGAAACAACCATATATGGTCCTTTGTTATAAGCAGGAACAATCGAATATTGTTTACTAATCTCTAAACGTTCTTGTTGTTCTTTCCAATCACGTTTTGTGCCACCATTACCTGGAACACTATTTGTACTTTTAGGCTTTGTAGATAAACTAGGAACCTCTTCAGTTTCTCTAACTGTAGGCTTTGGTTGAATCCTATAACTTTGTGTATAACGTTGTTGAGGTGACTGTCTAGGTTTGGAATACCCTTGTACATAATCAATATATTCTTCTATTGTCATACAAAGGTTATGTAAATGATTTTGTTTCATTCGCTTGTTATAATCACGTAAATCAACTTTTAGTTTTTCTACCTGTGCTACTGATAACTTTCTTCGTTTACGTTTTTTAGTATTCAACGTGGTCATACCACGTACTAAACCCATTGTCATTTTGTACCGCCTTAATTATTTTACAAATGAAACTGAATGCCATCTACCTTCAAATTCAAATTGAATGATAGAGTGACTATACACTTCTCTTGAAGTTTCATTATAACGTGTTTCAATATAACATCTATTATATGTTCCACCAGTACCTTTTTTCTTCTCATTTTCGATACCAATGATAGCACCTATAACAGCACCAGCTTCTCCGGCATTCTTGCCTTTCATTTGGTTACCGATAGCACCACCAATAAGCCCACCAATGATAGCACCAGCTGTTGGATCGCCACCTTGTGTTGTTACTTGTTCACAAACTTCTACTTGATAAGGTGAACGATCAATTACAGTTTTGTAATGATCTGTTACTACTGCTCTTTTAACAGGGCTCTTAGCATAAGCAGGAATTGATAGTGTCATTGCTAATAATGATACAATTACTAATAACTTTTTCATAGTCTTCTCCTTTATTTAAATTTAAGTCCAACCTTAGCTAGAGATATGTCACGTTCTAATCGTCGTATCCATATCTCAGATATAAACTGAACCCACTTATTATCTTCATTAAGTTCTTTCCAAACTTTTACATTCAACAGCCTATCTTCTGTGCTAGGCTTTGTTGGATACTTAGGATGAATATTATTTTCTGTTATCATTAAACAGCCTTCCTAAATTCTACTTTGTCAAACTTATTTTGGTCAATGTCGACATCTGATTTGATCTCAGGGATTAACGGTGCCATAGTATCTTCAAAAAGTTGTAGCTCTTCTTTCTTAGAGTCAAGCATTTTTTGTAGCATACTCATACCAGCACGTTTCTCATCACTAGCACCTTCATTAATATAGATTAGTGCTGTTTCAAGAGTTTCGATATCTTTTACTACGTCAATCATTGTTTCTCCTTATAATTTCAATATATACTATATTATAGCATATTACAGGTATATGTCAACCTGTTTATAGATTGGAATGGCGGTAAAACCACCAATAATTGTCGTCTTCTTCGCTGTTTGGGATTGAGTTTGTATCCAAATATTGTGCCAAATATTTCCAAGTTTGGCCATCCATATCGTCCATATCCATGTAACAATATTCTTTACTATCACGGATTCTTTGATTGAAACTTTCAAATTTAATACCTTTTTGAAAGCCTTCGTGTATTAATACAGAGCCACCATGTTCTTTAAGGTTAGAATCTAAGAAACCGTTAGAACCTTTTATCCAATGTGGAGTATAGTCATCATGATGGTTGCCTTTACTTCTTTGGAAATTGGTCCATGGTTTCCCTCCAATTCCGCCGTTAGGTCTGTATCCTGGGTAAACTTTATTACCATCTTTTCTTATAACGTTATGAATAACATTCATAGCTTGAACATTTACAAAGTAACAAGAATTAAACAGTCTAAGATAAGTTCCAGACTTAACACGATCTAAGAAATGTCCTAAAGCCCACCAAGTTTTATCTCCCACTTGTTGCTTTACAAGTTCAAAGGTTAAGTTAGGCTTTAAAAAAATATTACCTGATGTTACTACACAAACTACATCAAGTTTATTTTTGTTTTCTTCTATGTCAAACCATACATTTTTTTGACGGTAGTCTTCTTCAAATGACGCCCAAGTATCTACATTTGGATACATTTTTAATACGTTGTCTACTGTGAGATTGTATAGGCGTTCAGTTAACTCGTTCTGTGGGTACGGATTACTGATATAAATTTTACTTAGGTTCAAACGCCTCTCCTAATTAATGAACTGTGTTGGTGTTTTTATTTTGAGGTAGCATGATAGGTTTAATGGCGTTACGAGTTTGATATATGTGAGTAAGAATACTATCATACTCTTCTTGTGTTAAAACTGTTCTATATAACTTTAAGCCATTTGCCATTAATGGGCCTGCTACTACTAAAGCACTAGTACCTTCTAGGTAAGTGTCCATAATATCTTTAATTTTGTGATCTATCTCGTTCATAGTATCGTCTGTATCTTCATTTGGTTGAGCAAAGTCTATGTCTCGGCTTAACAAATCTGGGTCAGCAAATATAACAGGATCTAACTTCTCTCCTAGTTTGACTTTCATAGCTTCTTCCATTGCTTCACGATCATTTGGATTAATTGGTGGGTTTGGACTTTTGGCTATTTCTTTTGCTAATAGCTTTTCTAAGATCTTTAATAGAAAGTTAACAGTATAAAGTTTAACTTTTTCACGTATTGTTTTTTTATTTTCTTTTGACATTCGAAGTCCACCATTTATCTAATATAAAATACCAAATTGAATTAGCAATTGGCTCAACGATAGCATCTGTCATAGCTTCTCTAAAAGAAACATCAGCTATCAACATTAAACAAACAATGGCAATAACAAAGTGTCCTATAGTATAAACTACTGTTCTAAGTAAGGAGCCTTTATTTTTTTGTATAATTGATAAAAAACTATGTGTAAATTCTGTAATCATATTAGTCATTATCTTCTGTTTTTATAGACTTAATTTCCATTCCGTCTTTTAGTTGGCCTTTACGAGCTAATTCTTTTGCTGTTTTCTTATAGATCTTATAGGCAATTTTTGCCATTTCTCTACGTTCAGCTCTACTATGTTCTTTTGGTTTAGGTCCTGTGTCAGTTTTATCAGGTTCCCAACCATACATAAAGTCACCTACTTTTGGCATATACTATCCTTTTCCTTGTCCTCGATACTTTTTATATGAACGTTTCTTGCTCTTATTCATCGACGACTTCTTGAACTTACCTCTTCCTATTGACGTGCCTTTTGGCTTGTGGTCAACGTTATTTGAAACACCTAGTGATTTCATATGTCCTTTCTGTTTTTACTAACCATTCAGTTAATAAAAGTATAATAGTGACCCCCACATACGCCGTCCTATTATCGATAGTTCCTGCCCGTTTCCGATCTGTTCAGCCCACATAACAAATAGCGAACTTTAACTATCTTACCAATCTGTTAAACTTTTAATTACAGTATTTAATATTTACTTATTATACTATAATTATAGTCTAAAAGTCAAGTCTTTTTATGAAAAAGACTAAAAGTTATAATCCGGTTCCTCCATCTTGTAACTAGTACAGGCAAATTCTAAAGCCTTACGAGCTTGTTTAACATTAGCACCTTTAACATTACGAAGAATAAAACGGATTGCTTTATCTTTACTCAACTGAAGACCAAATACTGCCTCAGTGGCGGCATCTTTAAGCTCTTTAGCTTGGAGTTGTTGTTTTACAGGTTCAAATACATTATTCATGATGTTCTCCTTAATCATGCTACAAGTTTACTAAGATATGTGGCAGATACTTTCCAACTTTCGTTGTAGCTACCACGGTTAACAGCCACTACGACCGTTTTCGGATTGATCTTTTTAATGACGCCTGTCATTGTACGACCACTATTTTTAAATTGAACTGACTCACCAACAACAAACGATTTTCGTGCTTGGTTGTTGAGCCATGTTCTACGAAGCTGGTACATTTCAGCAATATCATTTAGATCATCTTGACTCACAGTTTGAAAAAGTGATCTCATTGTATCCATTTGTGATTTGCTTAATGCCATAGTTTTATACCTGCTTTGTTTGAATTGAAATAATTGAATCGCCTGCTATGTTTTGATTCGAACAATTTTCAAGAGCTTTTTGTACACTCTCGTTTTCTGTTGTTCCTTCCCAGGCTTCTGTTGTTTCGACATGAGTACCAAAGTTGGTTGTCTTATTGTATTCTACAGTTGTGATAAACATATTGCTCTCTTTCTGTTTGTTTTAAACTATTATATTAATATAACATCTTTTGATATATTGTCAACCACTAATTTAAATTTAATGCTGAAGCATCAGCAATACCAAAATGTATCATTCTCTTAGATTCAATTGGAAAATTAATAGCATAACTTGTACCAAAAACTGTGTCGTATAAATCCATCCAACCAGTTGTATTATACTCGTTTGGATTATTACTCATAAATCTTAAATTATTATTCTGCCCACCGCTTGATGGTTTCTTATACTTCTTAGAACAATAAGCAACCAACTTGTCTATTTTAGGAAAGTCTTTTTGTATATCATAACCTTGATTGTGTAATAGGATTGCCATAGTTATCATACCCTGTGCTACCTTATTACCTGAGTTAATACCATAGTTTTGTCCGTTGCCTGATCTGTGTTCTCCTTTTAGACTTCCGTTGTTTCTCATAGTTTTGTAAAAGTCTTTAAATCCATTTAGGCCTGCTGTAAAGTAAACCTCATTCTGATCAGCAATACCCCATAACATATAGGCTACTTTTTTATTAATAGTTTCGTGGTTACCAGGTTCAAAGAAATGTTTCCAACCCCACCTACTAGATAGTAAACCATCCATAGGTCCATGTTCTAGAGCCCATACTCTTTTTTCTAACCAACTATGTACTAGTTCAAATTCTTGTTCACTGTAAATATTGTTCTGTTGTAATACAATATGAGCTTCTATCAAAGGTATAATTGTAGGATAAAACCAATTCAAAGAGTTACCCATCATTTGAAAGTCCGTGGCTGTACTTTTATATAAGAACTTGTCTGCTTCTAGTATTCTAATCCAATCGCCCTCTGCTCCAGATACCATACCCTCTTTTAGTCCTGTTAAATTACCTGTTTGTAATAAATGAGATACTGGGTGTGAATGTCTCCAGTCATTTCTCATACCACCATCTATTGCTTCATCTTCAAACTGTTTGTTTTTCCATAATATTTCATCACCTGAACCTGAAGGTGAGGCAAGTATTTTAATGTCGTAATATTCTTTCCAAGTTAAAGTGTTACAGGATACAGAGCCTTGACATTCATCAGAAACATCATACTCAGAATAGTTGTTTATAAGGTTACCCCAAATGCCTACCATTTTATTAGGTGTAACCATTGGTCCTTTATCAGCAATATTAATTACTCTATTATTGTTATTGAATACACTCTTACCAATAAACAATTTAGGTTCTTCTTGTAAGGAGGTTATATCTAAATCACAACCTCCTTCTGTTACACATTTAATAGCAAACTTCTTACCTGTTGGCCAATCAGCTCTTGCTACATCAACCCATGCTAAAGTTAGAAACAATGCTACTATAAACATAATAATATTTCTACCCATTTTCCCTCCTGTATAAAACCTCATCTAATGAAATAGGTGTGGCGTTTATTTGTTCAACTGATACGTTAACGTATCGCTTGTCGTCTATTTTACGATCATGTATATGACCGTGAATGTTAGCGTCAAACCTGTTTAGTTGTTCAGGGTGAACAGGTATGTGAGTTAAGATCATTTTGTAAAGTTCAAATGCTCCACGTATGTCTTTAAAATATTTTGTGTAATCTTTTAGATCAAACATATCATGGTTGCCTTTGATAAGAATCTTTTTACCATTAAGTTGTCCTAGTATAGCAAGTTTACGTCTAGGAAATGCTACATCACCTAAGTGGTAAACTTTGTCATTAGGTTTAACAACAGAGTTCCAACGATCAATCATTACTTGATCACCTTCTTCAGAAGTTTCAGCAAAGTCTCTTACCCTAGAGCCATCAAAGTTTTTGAACGTATAGACAGCATCGTGACCAAAATGTGTATCGCTTATAAAGTATCTTTCCATTATGCTACCGCCTTTTCTACTTGTTTTAAAACTTGTTTACTATGTTTACAATATCCGTAATGCCCAAAGCCTATACAGTCACATTCAAAACCTTTGTCAGTAAGTTCTACAGAGTATTGATTACCTTTAGAACCTGTTACTGGCCAAACAATTCCTACCCAGGCATGATCTTTAGGATCAAACAAATTAGGTTTCAAATATTTCTTAATAAACTTTCTAGCCATATTATTGTACCATCAGTTGTAGTACGCCAACCATATAGTTAGCGACTACCATTCCTTTAACTAAAATTAAATAACCTTCCAACATCAATATCTCCTACTTTAAGTAATGTGGTCCAGTCCAAGCAACACTATAACCACCGTCTAAGATATTACCTCTAGGTTGGTTCAAAGCAGGAGCATTCCAACCCGCCGCCTTTAGGATGTCACCTTTTCTAAAATGTTTAAAGTCTTCTTTAGCTATAAAACCCCAAACACTATTTTCTCTAATAATTTTGATGTATTTTTTACCTTCGGTAACCCTAGTAG